GTCATGCACGTAGCCGCAGAAATACTGTTCCTGTCCGCTGGCATCTTCGCCATCTGGGCAATCCACCACACCATCAAGGGGAAGTGAGATGACAACCAAAGACCGCAGCTACTACAGAGCAATGGCTCACAAAGAGCTACGCGAACAAGCAACCTATGGGATCGATGTAGACTGGAAGGAGCTTGCCATCGCGTTGACCGAGCGGCTCGACACCATCAGGCGGGAGGTATACGACGAGGTAGCAGCTTGACATTGTATAGTGTCTATGCTACACAATAGGGGACGGGACAGAGCAACAAGCCATCCCGTTACCTTAATCAATTAAGCTAATCATCGGGAGCAAAACGATGACACCAGAACGTAAGCTAAAGAAAGCAAAGATTGACGTCATGCGTTCGACGCTGGCTGGACTGCGTATGTGGTCAGGCATTATGTCAATCGGCAAGACCACCATCTGCGACAAGACTGATACGGCATACACCAATGGGCGTGACGAGATATATGGTCGCGCCTTCGTCGAGGCGCTGCCTGTGCAGCAGGTGAGTTTCGTATGTGTCCATGAGGCAGTGCATAAAGGGCTGCGCCACCTTACTACGTGGCGTAAGCTATTCGACAAGAACCCGCGCATCGCAAACATTGCTTGTGATTACGTCGTTAACCGTATCATCGTAAAGGCCGATCCCAACGAAACAGTCGTGCAGTTTCCGCGCAAACCAGACGGAACAAGGCTGGGGCTGTATGATACCAAGTATGATGCCATGTCCGCTGTGCAAATCTTCCGCGACATTGAGAAAGAGGAGGAGGAGACAGGCAAGCAGCATGGCAGCGGCGATGGCGGGGCTGATGGTTTCGATGAGCATGGCTGGGACGATGCACAAGACCTACCGAAGGAGGAGCAGGATGCACTCCAGAAGGAGATTGAACATGCCATGCGCCGAGGCGAGGCCGAGGCTAAGAAGTGCGGGGCTGGCAAGGGTGACATCCCGTCAGAGGTAGGCCAGCTATTGCGTCCACAGATAAACTGGAAGGACGCGCTGCGCGAGTTCATCACGCAGAGTTGCACGACCAAGGACGATAGCACCTATCGTAGGCTAAACAGGCGCTTCCATGCGTTTGACTTAATCATGCCGACTACATACGGTGAGAACCTTGGTCATATCGTAGCATGTGCAGACTTATCTGGATCGATGTGGATGGGTGACCCGTCACCCATGCGTAAGATGTTGAGCGAGTTCGTCGGTGTCGTTCACCAAGTAAACCCAGAGCATGTTGACCTGTTGTATTGGGATGCCGAGGTAACAGGACACGAGGAATACAAGCGCGGTGACTATGAGAGCATCGCCAACGCTATGCGTCCGCGTGGCGGTGGGGGCACTGACCCTAGCTGCGTAGAGAGATACCTCAAAGACAAGAGCATCAAGCCCGACTGCATCGTTATGTTTACGGACGGGCATGTGTTCAACAAGTGGGGCACTAACTGGCCAGCCCCAATCCTATGGGTAATCGTCGAGAACCCAAGCGTTATGGCTGGCACGGGCAAGACCGTGCATGTCGAGTAATTACCTTAATCAATTAAGCAAGGAGCAAATACCATGAGCAACATAGACTTTACCAATCGCGTATCGCTGCAAGAAGCAGCACAACTTATCGCTGCCATCGGCACGACCAACACCATCCTACTCAAAGGCGAGAAGGGCATCGGCAAATCGAGCATCATGAAGATGCTGCCAGAGTATCTTGGGCCAGAGTATGAGTATGCCTACTTCGATATGGGCAACAAGTCAGAGGGTGATGCTGCCATTCCGTTCCCTGACAAGGAGCGCAAGGTTATGGAGTTCTTCATTAACACCTCGCTCAAGCTGCACACGGGTAAGCCTGTTGTCATTATGCTTGACGAGTTCGGTAAGGCTTCGCGCTCTATCCAGAACATGATGCACACCCTGCTTGAGGTGAACGGCAAGCGCATCCAAGATACCTTCCTACCAGAGGGCAGTATCGTCTTCCTCACGACCAACCTAGCAGAGGAAGGGCTGGGCGATATGCTACTTGACCATAGCCTTGACCGCTTGACTGTGGTTGAGGTGCGTAAGTCCAATGCAGATGAGTGGAAGCCTTGGGCCGCAGAGAACAACATCCACCCTGCCATGATTGCATGGGTTAACCAGACCCCGACTGTGCTGGCATCGTTCCGCGATGACGACTTCGATCAAGACAATGCTTACGTGTATAACCCCAAGCGAGTGCAAGGTAAGTTTATTACGCCCCGCTCACTGGAGCTAGGCTCGAACGTCATGTGGCAACGTGAGAAGATTAGCCAGAATGCCCTAGTCTGTGCGTTGACAGGAACCATCGGCACGGTGGGTGCGAATGACATCGCGTCCTTCCTCGCCTTCCAAGATGAGATACCTACCCGCGAGAGCATAATTAGTTCCCCGGACTCCGCTAATATCCCTACTTCAGCAGGAGCAACGATTACCCTGTTGTTCAACCTCGAACGTGCGGTGGACAGCGAGACCATCACGCCCATCATGAAGTATATCCGCCGACTGGAGGAGGAGCCGCAAGCTGTGTTCTGCACGGCGCTTGCACGGTCTAAGTCCAAGCAGAAGATTGCCTTCACCAACAAGGCGTTCACCGACTGGGCGCGTGACAACCAAGACATTCTGTAAAGAGAAAACAATCACGCTACAAAGCAGCGTGAAAAATAAGGAGCAAACTAATGACCATTTCAAACGCAGCAATGCTGACCGAGCTTAACATATCCGTATGGATAGCCAACAAGATCGACAAGGAGGCAAGCCGCAAGGTAGCTGACGATAACCACGCAGCAGCAGACTCCGGCCATTTTCGTAAGAACCTCATGGCGGGTAGCACCTTACGTAAGGACATCGCGGACTACGCCGCTGGTTGCCGCATGTGGCACAACACCCAGACTATGCCTTGGGCTGACCGAGGGCCGCGCTTGCTGCCAACGTCACTGTTCTTCGATTACAAGACAGAGGCCAACGCACGTAAGTCATACTTCGATAACAAGGTGAGCGAGTTCCTACTTGCTTACCCACGGCTGGTGCAGACAGCACAAAACTACCTTGGTGACCTGTTCAATCAAGATGACTACCCGCACCCTGATGAGGTTGAGTCCAAGTTCGGTTACCGCCTTGTGTTCTCTCCCGTGCCTGATGCTGGTGACTTCCGTCTGGACTTACCGAAGCAGGAGCTAGACGCAATGCGGACGCAGTATGAAGGCCATGCCAACCAACGTGTCGAAGCTGCGATGAAGGAGCAATGGGGCAAGCTGCACGAGATGGTGTCGCGCATGTCAGACAGACTGGGGCTTGACGAGAAGACCCGCTGGTATGATACCTTCCTTACCAACGCACATGAGATGTGCGGTATGCTGACCCACCTTAACATTACCCGTGACCCTACGTTAGAAGACGCAAGGCGCAAACTTGAGCAGGCCATCGCTGGTGTGGACATCGAAGACATCAAGGACAGCGAGGACACTCGCACTGATGTGAAGGAGAAGCTGGATGCCATCCTCAAAAGCTACGAGTGGTGAACACCGGATATATGAGGTGGAGGCATTGGAGCCCTCTCCTTGGGGGACAACATACTTCTCCGTGTATTGGACGCATGGCCGCACCGGCTTGAAGTATGTGTTCCCCAACATCGCGGCTCGTGACGAGCTAGACGCTTACGTTATTGCAATGAAGAAATTAGAAGAAGGAGCAGACAAATGTTTATCGACGACATGAAGAACCGTTACACCTACTTGAATACCATGAAGAACATAGTGTGGGAGGAGTCGCTTGACAGGCCACACCGCGCTGCGCTTACTGTCATATTGCACCCAGACTTGGAGCCAGTCTTTGACAAGCTGATGCGTGACCGTCCGACATGGCGGTTCAAGTCCAATGAGCTAATCCATGCTGGCGGCGATGTCGCGGTTACAAGAGATGCCGTGCGTTTCGACATCTACGAAGGGGACGAGAAGCTTGGGCAGTTATGGAGAGAGACCCACTGGCGTGACCAAGAGGTGCGCTACTGCTTCAACAACTTCCGACTACACAAAGAGCGGCAGCGTAACAGCGTGAGCTATACAACTAAACCAGACGTTGCAGTCAAGCGTATCGTCAAGGCGTTCCACATGAAGACCCCATCCGAACGGGCGGTTGACGCGCAGAATGCTGTCAGAGAAGTCGTAAGTAACGTAGTGCAAGAGGCAGCATGGCCTGTCCGCAAGGCTAAGTCGCTTATCGAACAAGAGTTCTACAACTACGCAGTTACCCACTGGGATGAGGTCAAGCACATGCTTGGCGACAAGGCCGACAAGATCGACCTACCTATTCTGGTGCATTCGCACAACGAGTCGCTAAGTATGCAGGAGGCGGTGAGCCAAGGTAACGGTGTCAACGTGCAGCTTGAACCTAATGGCACTTACTCTACATCACGGATCGCAAGTGGTGGGTTCGATGTCCATTCGTATACTGATGCCACACTACCAGACCACATCCGTGGCGCGCTTGGACTACTCAAGCTAATCGAGGACAAGGACTCTATTGATAGAGTAGGCGCTCGCGTCCATGCTAATCTCTACTACGTTATGGATAAGAAAGAAGAGCCGGGATAATTACCTTAATCGATTAAGCAAACAGCTATTGACAATGTGTAGCGGCGGTGCGATTACCGCAAACAAGGAGCAAACAAAATGGCAAAGACACCTGAGAAGGTTGTCAAGGATAAGGTGGTGGCTGTCCTCAAAATGGAGGAGGTCTACTACTTTTTCCCTGCAACCCATGGCTACGGACGCAGCGGCGTCCCTGATATTATAGCATGTGTAAACGGACACTTCCTCGGTATCGAGTGCAAGGCAAACGGTGGCAAGCCCACTGCTTTGCAGGTGCGTGAGATTGAGCGCATCCATGCGAGTGGTGGCGCAGCTATCGTCGTGGACGAGACCAACTGGCACAGAGTGATCGACGTAGTGCGTGAGCTTAAAGATACTGTCATAGTCGATAAGGAGTGGGGAGCATGATAAAAATTACTGACCTACGCAATACGCGTATCTTCCAAACAATCAGGGCTTTGTGGCAGCGGCTGCGTCCTCAAAAGATTATGCACACCGCCGAGCTAGTGGTGAAGCCCAGAACCATTTCAAGCAAGGATGAAGAAAACCTGACGGTGGATGGCTTAGCCAACGCTGTATCCATACATGATATGTTGGACTACCTGCCGGGATATTTCGACGACCTCAAGGCGTTACGGAAATACGACCCTGCCACATACTCTATTATGGCTAAGCTTGGCGGTGTTGTAGTACCCGAAAATTCAGGGTTTCGGCATAACACGCTTCTACCAAAAGTTTTGGATAATCCGCCCATGATGCGTTGTATCTTCTTCAAGAAGAGCGACCAATACCAAAAAAAGGAAGACACTTACAGTGCGTCGATCATATATATGATGCGGCTCAAAGGTGGCATGACATACGTAGGACGGGAGGGCGGTTACTGCCACTTGCCTGTAGGAATTTGTTACCGTGTAGTGATCGTGTACAACCATGACCTTGGTTCTTTCGCGGAGAGCTTTTTCGTACATTATGACGAGAACCATAAAATGTCTGTTGTGAACGAAAATAAGTTAGTTCAGCAGGTGATACGACATAACAGTAACAAAGGTTTCAAGCACCGCAGGGGTAATACTAATGTGGTTCACCGCAAGACGATAACTCCATTCTTCCTTAGAGAGATGGTCACCGAACAGAAAAAATTAGGTATGGAAGTGCAGACAACAGACGAGATTGCCACTACCCTATGTAATATATGTTTGTCCGCCCAGCGTCCGTCAGAGGCTATCTTAGTTCGTGCGAATAAATCTGATATGGCAGCGTCGTGGACGATTGACCGGCGAGATGGTAAGCGGTTCTTCGCTAAACGTGTGACGGGTTCTGCTACGGACGGGAAGCGTAAGCGTATCCTCCATTATGTAGGTGATTTCACCCGTGATACCGATGGACGTACAAGCTATGTGCGTGAGCATTACCGAGGAGAGCGCTCGTTCTCGTGGATGGGGTATGGGATAGAAGTTAGTGGGCTGGGCTTCCACCACCAAGACTTTTACGATGCGTCCGTCGAGACTTTTGAGTTTGATGGACAAGACGCTCCGCGAGGTTTTGTATCTATTGAAAAATCCGTGGACCTCATCAGGCAGTATTACTCAACCCCCTACTCCCTGCCGAAACCAAGCAAATCCCGTAAGAAGGTGGCGTGATGACTAACGACACACCCTTATTCTTTGTACTCTTGGGAGTGGTAGCCTTAGCCACCTACCTCATTGTAACCGCACCGAAGATAACCGAGCAAGAGCGCAAAGAGATGGAAGAGGATTGGTGGGAATGAACGTCATCACAATCGACTTCGAGACCTTCTATAGCCAGAAGTTTAGCCTCTCCAAGATGACAACGGAGGAGTATATCCGTGACTCCGAGTTTGAGGTTATTGGCGTATCAGTAAAGGTTGACTCCGGGGAAGCTAAGTTTTTCTCCGGCCCGAAGGCCGCGACCAAGATGTTTCTCGACCAATTCGATTGGGACAACGCTATCGCGCTGGCGCACAACGCTGTGTTCGATATGGCTATCCTTAACTGGCAGTTTGACATCCGGCCTAAGCGGATTGTGGACACGCTCTCCATGCTTAGAGCTATCGACGGGCCTGATGCTGGCAATAGCCTAGCCAAAGCAGCCGAACGATACGAGCTAGGTGTCAAGGGCACAGAAGTAATCAATGCGCTGGGTAAACAGCGGCTGGACTTCACACCAGAAGAGATGTCCCGCTATGGCACATACTGTTGCAACGATGCAGACCTGACCTACGACTTGTTCCAACGTATTGCTGTGGACTTCCCAGCGGTTGAGTTTCGGTTGATCGACCTGACGATACGTATGTTCACCGAGCCTGTGCTGACCATAAACAAGCAAGCCCTAGAGGAACACTTGGCTAGAGTGCAGCACATGAAGAGCCAGTTGCTAGGTAAGGCGCTCATCACCAAGGACAACCTGATGTCCAACCCGCAGTTGGCTGAGACCCTGCGTAGTCTGGGCGTTGAGCCGCCGATGAAGATTAGTCCCGCTACAGGCAAAGAGACCTTTGCTTTCGCCAAGACCGACGAAGAGTTTAAGGCGCTACTGGAACACAAGAACCCTGTGGTGCAAGCCATCGTCGCTGCGCGGCTGGGCGTTAAGTCTACGCTGGAAGAGACACGCACCGAACGGTTCATTAAGATTGCTGATCGCGGGACACTACCCGTCCCCTTACGCTATTATGCTGCACATACTGGACGCTGGGGCGGTGACGATAAGGTCAACCTTCAGAACCTACCGCGCAAGTCACCATTGAAGAAGGCGATGCTTGCACCAGAGGGCTACACCTTTATCGACTGCGATAGCAGCCAGATTGAAGCACGGACTTTGGCATGGCTGGCTGGGGAGCAAGACCTTGTTGATGCGTTTGACCAAGGTGAGGATGTGTATAAGATTATGGCAAGCTCCATCTATGGTGTGCCTGTCGATGAGGTAACAGACCCGCAGCGGTTCGTGGGTAAGACCACCATCTTGGGCTGTGGCTACGGGATGGGCGCTGCCAAGTTCCAAGCGCAACTTCTGACCTTTGGTGTCAACATGGAGCTAGAAGAGTGCAAACGTATTATTAGCGTATACAGAGAGACTTATCCTATGATCCCGCTTCTGTGGCGGCAGACGGGTGATGCGCTGGACGCTATGGCCAACAACCAGACAGCACCGGTAGGTCTGGATGGTGTACTGACGGTGTGCGGAGCGGACGGTATCAAGCTGCCTAATGGGTTGAGCCTCAAGTACCCGAACCTGCGCTATATAATGCACGAGGGTAAGTCCGAGATGGTCTACGACCAGAAGAAGGGCAGGTCTGTTCTTCCTACGCGCATATACGGAGGGAAGGCTGTCGAAAACATCTGTCAAGCGTTGGCCCGTATCATAATCGGGGAGCAGATGCTGATGGTAGCACGACGCCTGCGCGTGGTGATGACTGTCCATGACGCTGTGGGGGTGATTGCCCCTACTGAGAAAGCGGAAGAGGCGCGGCAGTTTGTCGAAGCCTGTATGCGTATACGCCCCAAGTGGGCAACGGCACTGCCGTTAAACTGTGAGAGCAAGATGGGAGCAAGCTATGGCGCTTAAGGGAGTTAGGGTTAACGCTGAGCGAGACCTTGTTATACGGCATGAGCATAATGAACAGGGAGCCACGTTCGCAGCCTTAGGGCGAAAGTATGGTGTCACACCAGAACGGGTTCGGCAGGTTGTAGCTAGGGAAGACCGCCGAGCAGCACAGCAAGCCCGTATTGATGAGGCACGTAAGCAGAGAGAAGGAGCAAGCTATGGCGGATAAACATACATTTTTATCGGAGCTTCGCGCCATATGGCGCGGGGCTATAGAAACAGATGGGGGGCATTGTCCCTGCTGTAGTAGGTGGGGGAAAATTTACCCGCGTAGCCTTAATGAAACTATGGCGCGGTCATTAGTTTGGCTGGCGCACCATAGCGGCAACGGTGACTGGGTAGATGTCCCCAAACGCGCACCGCGCTGGCTTGTAAGATCAAATCAACTACCGACATTACGTTGGTGGGGGTTGGTAGAGCGACATGGGACTGAAGACCCTACCAAGAAGCACTCCGGCTTCTGGCGCGCTACCCAAAACGGCATTCTGTTTGCACAGAATAGCATAAAAGTACCGAAGAAAGTCTATACGTATAACGCCGAGGTCGAAGGCTTCGGTGATGAATTAATAACAATCAACGATTGCGTTGAGTCCTTTGACTACAGCGCCGTAATGGAAAGTAGTGTATGACCGAGTATCAATTTACAAAAGACTGGTTCAACTGGGCACCGGAAGTATGGAACCAGCTAACCCCTATGTTATCAGGCGTAGCAGGACACCGCCAATTCCTTGAGATCGGTTCTTTTGAAGGACGCAGTAGCATCTGGATTGCTGAGAACATGATGCAAGATGGTGACCACCTGCGCTGTATCGACACATGGGAAGGTGGCGAGGAACACGGCGAAGAGGATATGGATGGAGTCGAGGATCGTTTCCGGCACAACTTAATTGTAGCTACAAAAAAGCTGCCGCGCCGCCGTATCTTCCAACTTAAGGGCACCTCAATTAAGAAGTTGGCAGAACTCCAGAGCCACCCGTCTGAGCATAGCTTCGACTTCATCTACATCGACGGAAGCCACAAGGCACCTGATGTGCTGACCGATGCGTGTATGGCTTGGCCGTTGCTCAAGCCCAAGGGGGTGATGGTGTTTGACGATTACCTATGGACACCGAACGCACGGGATATCCTGCATCGCCCTAAAGCAGCCATCGACGCCTTCACTAACCTGTTCGCAGAGGAAGTGGAGATTGTCTACGTAGGTTATCAACTAGTAGTACGCAAGAAAGGATAAGGACATGGATTGGTTACTAACTTTTATTTTTATCGGGCTGTTCGTACTCGGATATTTGGTGGCGTTGATACGCAACTTTGCATCCACCGAAGGTATCAAGCGCGAGAACGAGCGGCTCAATGCTGAACTGCACAAGCTTACGGACCGCGATAGCCGTGGTCGTTTCAAAGGCGGTAAGTAGTGCCAATTGTAAAACGGGGCGCACGTAAGTGGACACCTGAGAAGGACGCCGAATTACTAAGTTATTATCAACACGGCCTAAGACCAGCATATATGGCAGAACAAATGGGGCTTACGATTGCTGCCGTGGAATGCCGGTATAGAAAACTAAAGAAAGCGAAAGCAAATGACTGAAGAGAAACGTCCAAGCCTGATGATCGCCACCCCTATGTATGGTGGCATGTGCACGGGACACTATGTGCAAGGCTTATTGATGACCATGGCTAAGATGCGGGAAGTCGGTGTCAACGTAGCGTGGTGTCAGATTATGAACGAGAGCCTCATCACCCGTGCCCGTAATGAACTGGCACGGATATTCCTTGAGAGCGACCATGACTACCTGATGTTCATCGACGCTGACATTGGTTTTGACGGGGAGGCTATCGCGCACCTTCTGCTGGCCGACAAGGACCTTGTATGTGGCATCTACCCTAAGAAGGAAGTGAACTGGGATAGCGTCAACCGTGCTGCCCTTGAAGGTAAGACGGACCTCGCGGACCATGCAGGAGCATTCGTGTTCAACATGATCGGCAATAGCGATACGCACACAGACGAGGAAGGCTGCATTGAAGTGCGGCATGGCGGCACAGGCTTCATGCTTATCAAGCGGGGAGTGTTTGAGCATCTTACACCCCATGTCCCAACCTATCGCGTATCGTCGTTCAAAGACCCAGAGACAGGCGAATACGTCAAACCTTTGACCCATGAGTTTTTCGCTACATCCATCGACGAGGGCGGGGCGCTGTTGTCAGAGGATTATCATTTTTGCGAACTGTGGCGCACCCACGGTGGCAAAATACACGCCCACCCGTTCATTCAGTTATACCATGTAGGCACGTATGTGTTTGGTGGTGACATCCTGAAGAGCGGCGGCAATCTTAAGTAAGGAGCAAATGACATGGAATTGAAAATGACTAAAGCAGCGGCAGTTTTGAAACTGCTACGAAAAGGTTATTCTGCTAAGGAAATACAGGAACAGCTTGGTGTAAGCCTAAGCTACGTGCATCTGCTAAAGAAGAAGTTGGCAGAAGGTGTAGGGGAAGTGGTGGATACGGTGCGACAGACTGCCGTAGAGCACACTGACAAAATCAAAGATATGGTTGAAGACTGGAGGGCAGAGGCAGAGGCGGAAGCAGTGCTTGGTATGCCCTGCACCAGAGAGTGCATGTCTGAGCCGGAAGTCGATGACGTAGACGCAATTCTTAACGAACGTGCAGCCACTTACGGTAGCTTTATTAGCGTAGCGCTTTTTGCACAGGAAATGAAAGAACTCATCCGCAGCGCCCTAGACGAACAAAATGCAGGTCTACAAGCAGACCACCAAGAAGCACTTGATATGATAGCGAGTAAGATTGCGCGTATCATCACCGGTGACTCACACCACAGAGATAGCTGGCTTGATATAGCGGGATATGCTACGTTAGTGGCTGACCGTATCCAAGGGAAAATCAGGTAACATGACAGCGTGGTCCTATAGCAGCATCAAGACCTTCGACCAATGTCCGAAGAAGTATTACCACCTCAAGGTGGTAAAGGACGTCAAGGATATTCCGGGGGAAGCTGCTGACTATGGGACCGCAGTCCATGAAGCTGCCGAGCATTACGTTAAGCACGGCACACCTATCCCAGAGAAGTTTGCCTACATGCGACCCATCGTGGAGCCGCTGGCTGCTAAGGAAGGTACGAAGCATACCGAGCTAAAGCTAGGTGTCAGGAAGACGGATGCTGGCTACGAGCCTACTACCTTCTTTGCGAAGGACGTATGGTGGCGTGGCATCGTCGATTTGCTCATCGTGGATAACGATGTAGCTTTTATGATCGACTACAAGACAGGCAAGAACGCCAAGTACGCAGACATGAAGCAGCTTGACCTTATGGCTGGTGCTATCTTCGTACACTATCCAGAGGTGCAGAAGATCAAGTCAGCGTTAGCGTATGTTGTTAGTAACGAGTTTCCTAAGAAGGTACACCTACGTGAGAAGCAGGATCAATACTTCTCCGTGTTCGACGAGCAGCTAGACCAGTTGGATGCTGCCATCGGCAACGGCGTATGGAATGCCAAGACAAGCCCTTTATGTGGGTGGTGTCCTGTGGTAAGTTGTGAGCATTATAAACCCCCACGGAGGCGGTGATGGCCAGAGATTATAAGGCAGAGTACGCGAAGTACCAAGGCACGGCAGTGCAGAAGAAGAACCGCGCTATGCGCAATGCAGCCCGTGCCAAGATGGTGAAAGCTGGTAAAGCCCATAAGGGCGATGGTAAAGACGTTGCTCACGTTAAAGCATTCGATAAGGGTGGTAATAATAAGACCGGACTGCGCGTCGAGAGCGCATCATCCAACCGCTCATTCAAGCGCGACAGCAAGCGCAACCTAGTGTCAGAAACCAGTACACGGGAACGTAAGAAGAAGTAATCCCGCAAGGAGCAAACTGTGGAAATTATTGAGAATAAGGCGTTGCTCGTCAACGCTCAGGACCCGTCTGTCATAACGGACAACATCCACCAAAGCACCGAGGTGCAAGAAGGCGTCCTTGTCAAATGGGGGCACAATGAAGCTGAGATACTAACGGACCTTGGCTTCGAGGATACCCCCTCGCCTATCCTAAAGTCCTATGACTGGACGGGTAAGTTCAAGCCGTTTGACCACCAGAAGACCACATCCTCGTTCTTGTCGCTGCGCAGACGCGCCTTCTGCTTCAACGAACAGGGTACAGGTAAGACAGCCAGTGTCATCTGGGCAGCAGACTACCTCATGAAGAAGGGCTTGGTGAAGCGCGTCCTTGTTCTTTGCCCGTTGTCAATCATGAAGTCAGCGTGGCAGCAAGACCTGTTTAAGTTTGCCATGCACCGTTCGTGTAGCGTTGCACATGGGGCAGCTAAGCAGCGTGAGAAGATCATCAACGCTGGCTCCGACTTTGTTATCATAAACTTCGATGGCGTGGCCGTAGTCAAGGATGCCATCGTCAATGGTGGCTTCGACCTGATCGTGATCGATGAGGCCAATGCGTACAAAAACCCCACGACTAACCGCTGGAAAATTCTGGACCGGATCGTACGTGAAATTAATCCCCGGATGTGGATGCTTACTGGTACGCCAGCAGCACAAAGCCCTATCGATGCTTATGGGTTGGCTCGTCTGGCAGGAGGGAAGGGATGTCCGAAGTATTATGGCGCGTTCCGCGACAGCGTGATGATGAAGGTGACCCAGTTCAAATGGGCACCGAGGCCCAGTGCGGATGCCATCGTCCATAAAGTTCTACAACCGGCCATCCGGTTCGAGAAGAAAGATTGTCTGGACCTACCATCTGTAACCCACATTGAACGTGAAGCGCCGCTCACTCCGCAGCAGCGCAAGTTCTATGCCCAGCTTAAGAACCAGATGTTGTTCGAGGCCCAAGGCGAAGAGGTCAGCGCGATCAACGCAGCGACCAAACTCAACAAGCTACTCCAGATAAGCGGAGGTGCGGTGTATACGGATACTGGGGAAGTCCTAGAGTTCGATGTGTCCAACCGCCTTAACGTGGTGCTGGAGGTGATTGAAGAAGCCAGCAACAAGGTGCTGGTATTCGTGCCGTTCACCCATACCATTGAGCTATTACGCGCTTTGATGGAGAAGGAGAAGATTACCTGCGACGTCATCAACGGTAAGGTTCCGGTTAACAAGCGCACAGATATTGTGCGTCGCTTCCAGACAGAACCGAACCCCCGTGTCCTCCTCATC